AGTCGGTCTCTCTGCCGTGCAGCAATCTCTGTTGCCGAAAACCGGAGGACATCCCCGTCTGCAGCAGTTGGTCCAGGGAGTTCCAGGAGATCAATGTAGAATGCTCGTTCAATCGCATTCCGGACCTGACCCATTTTTGCTTCATTGAGATCAATTCTGGCATTTGTGATCAACGGAGTGATTCGATCCTGTGGTCCAAGTCCGGCTCTGAAATAGTTCAATCCTCCTGGCTGGAGTCTTACGGGTCCGAGGAATCCATCGTCTGGCAGTAACATCGGAGGATCGACTACTTTTTGAAGAGCAATCAGACCAATTCGTTCCATCTCGTTGATCATCCGGACATCTGGCAATGCTTCGATCCCTGGTCCTCGTCCGTAGACTTCCATCGAATTCTTTTGCCATCGACTGACAATGTACGGCAACTCCTCAAAACCTCCTTCTCGGATTTCCTTTCTGGTTGCTGTTTCGATGTAGACGGATAGATACGGTTTCGACAGTTGTCCCTTGCCGGACTTGTTCCGAGGTTTGACACAGTGAAGAATTTCAAAGCGTTCAAAGGGATTGTTGTCTGCTGCCTTTTTGATTTCATCAGATAGCGATTCCCCGAACTGACGATAGAGAGATCGTGCAGTGTCCCAAAAAGTTCTGTAGATAGCATCCACTCTGCCGAGTTTGTCTTCTGCAATGTAACAGTGTCCTAAGAAATAGGACCGGAAGACGGGACCGAAGGGAGGTTCATTGGAAACAAACAGAACTGCTGTCCCGAAAGCCATCAGATCCAGAAAGTATTCGTGGATCGAAGAATGGAAACTGCTCTGAGGAGAATTGAAAACAGCCATCGTTCTACGTGTCGTTTCTTCCAGCCACAACTGGACTTCTCTCTCTTTCATCAACTGCGGATCTTCGGTCTCCAATGAAAACCAGGGAACCGTATTGCTGGTCAACGTATTGTGAAGACCGGATGCTCCTCGGACCAAGGCACGGACTGCTGTGGATTCATAGATCCGATCTCTCCTCTGTTCTCCGGAAGCACGATACCGATTGGTAAAGTCGGCTCTGCGAGGAATCATCAGTTCTGCAATATCCTGCCACTGGTTCTCCCAGTTGCCTCTATCGCTTTTCAGTGCCTCGTATTCTTCGAGAATGTTCATAATGCACTCGCATATCTTCTACGATTCAGCGGATCTTTTGCTCCAGTTAAAATCGTGTCTTCTCGTCCATATCTATTCAACATCAGTCTTCTGATTCTGCGGAGTCTTTCCTCCTCCGTCAGTTTATCGGCCTTGGTGGTACTTGTTTCAATATCCGCAAAAGGATCTTCGTTGCCTGTGGCTTCCTTTGCATCCAGATTTGCCGATGGCATTGGAGTTGTTGTCGAAGAATATGTGTCTTCATCCTTGTCCAAGGACTGATCAAACTTCTGTGCAAAATCAATATTCCAATTAGCGATATCTGTTGGAATCTGCTCAATCCCCTTGACCTCTGTTGCTAAACTGGCTTCTAGCCCCTTGACCTCTTTGTCTACGGTTGCTTCGTATCCCTTGACTTCTGTTTGAATGGAAGACTCTAACCCTTTGGTTTCTGTGGCAATTGATCCTTCTACCCCTTTGGTGATATTTGATGCTTCTTGCTCTAAAGCAGGGTTGCTTTGACCTCCGGTTAAATTAGTTCCCAAAACAATCGCATTTGTCTGCGTGGCACTTGCGGCATCGATCAGTGCCTGTTGTCCTGCTCCTCCAGATTCAATCACTTGGGCTTGAACTGCTGATCCTGCATCAACTACTGCTTCTTGAACGGTAGCGGCATTGACCTTGGTTAAGTCCTGATCCAGATTCGGTCTAGGGACATTGATGGCTTGAACTGCTTCGACTACGGGTGCTTTGAGATCTTGGTCCAGATTCGGTGTGGGGATGTTGATGTTGATTGAAGGAGCAGAATAACTCGGAACACCTTTGCCACCACCATTTGTTCCCGATAGATTGAGCGGACCTCCGAATAATGGCTTTGTCAGAGTATCCGTGTTCTGGTCGATGACGTTCCTGGTCTGATCGATGATCTGCTGTCCGCCTTTCTGTAAGTCCTTCGTGTTTCTGTCTACAAACTTTTTAGCTTCACCAAAAAAATCCATTACGTTGCTCCTATAAAATATTGTGACCCAATCTGTTGCCCCCCTTGGCGCTTCAGAAACTTATTCACTCGTTCAAAATCAGACTCTGGCTTGCGGAAGGTTCCATAGTAAAAAGGGACTTTGGCTTCCTTGGCAATGTGCTTCGATACTTTGTATAAATCAAAAGCAGTACGGGTCTTGCGGTGTTCTGGGTTGACGTAACAGTAGTATTCGTAGAGCGCTACGTCCTTCGTGTACCAGTGGCTTTCGACTCTCAGACCCATGTGTCCTAAGAGTTTTTCCTCTTCGGTCTTCTTCAGAACTACGTGGTGCTGAATACTGTCGGTTAGAAACGAAATACATTTCTCTTCATCCATCTTTCCGAAAGGAGCCATTTCGACATACATGTTCCGGAGATCTGCCATCAAGGCATCTACATCGGCTAGAGTACATTTTTCAATCATCGGATGGCTGAAGGACTCCGGACGGTAGAAGTCAGAATGCTCTGCTGATAGTTTCTGCGAACTCCCTGTTTCCTCGGGTCTCGTTCCACTTCAATCTGTTTCAACAAGGACGGAAGCATCTCGTTGATCTGGTCTAACTCTGCGCCACTCTGTTGCATCGTGGTCTGGTACTGCTGAAGAGTCGGTTCGTATGCCTTGTAATTGGCCTGGAGACCCTCGTAGGTCGATAACAGTGCGTTGTAAGCATCCAGACGGGCCTGAGTCCTTTCCGCTTGAAAAGCATCGTAGGCACTCCGAACCTGGGGTTCAAAGGCAACTGCTTCATCGTAGGCACTTCGATACTGAGGATAGTCCTGCTGGTACGACTGCTGTGCCGAAAGTCCTTGTTGCCGGACTGTTTCAAAACGTTGTCTCAGTTCCTCCACACGGGAGACGGGGTTGTATCCTCTGGCCATGCTCTCCAATGGTTGAAAGGGTCAAAAGTGCGATCTGACAAAGAACCCTCGGCTACCTCTGCTCTGGGTCTCCAGGTCCGAACTGTTGCATACCGAAGAGATTGAACGGCATAACGGGTTGCGGACATCAGGTCATCATTCTTTCTGACAATCTTTCCGTCCTTGCGGTGATAGATTCTGTATTCCTTGTACCAATCCTGCAAATGATCGAAGACCTTCAGTCTTCCGGTTTGAAACCTTGTGATCATTGCCATGATTCCTGGTTCTACAGCAATTCCGCCTTCCGGATTGTGAAAGTGGGAACCCAAGAAATTGACTCCGGCTCTGCGATACTGATCAGCTAAAGCATGTCCACTTCCCTTGTCATGAATCGAACCGTCATGAGGCCAGGCTACCGGAATCCAGTTCCCTCGGAGTTTGATTGCTTCGGCATGTTGCAACATCGCTGCACCAGACTGACAGTAACTGTCATAGAGATAAGCTGTGTCCGTGTCACGGTCCCAGGCTACCCAGATTGCTGCAGTCGGATGGTCGAAACCGAAGTCGATCCCACAGATCCTCGGCCAGTGTTCCGGAATTTCAAAGGCTCTGACCGAAAAGGATTCCTCTGCAATCGGAAAGACTTGTCCGCTTCCAAGTACCGGAATTCCCTTGGATCTCATTTGACGCTCATGCAACGGTAACGCTGAGAGAATCTCCTGTTTTACATCTTCAGATAGATGCGGAGCATCGTCCCAGGAAGCAGTCACCAGTTGCTGCGAAGGCTTTCGATCATTCAAAAAGTTCTGAACTACTCCGGTTACTCCCCGTTCCGGTGTGAACGTCAGATAGACCGGACCCCCGTTCTTCAATGAGGCACGAAGAGATTGCGAGTAAATGTCCTGTGGTGGTTCCTCGTCCATCCAAACTACGTCTACGGCTACTCCCATCCAGGCAGAAGCACCACTGTCGTATGATTTGAACTGGAGTCTGCTCTTTCCATTGACATGCTTGACCAGCACCATGCCGATCCCGTTGGGAACCCCAGGGTTTCTTTCTGTCGATAGAATCAATTCTCTCGGAATGGCTGCTGTTCCCTGTGCATCCGGATCTCCTGGGGTTCCGAGAAGTTCACACTGAACAATGTCTCTCGTTGCATAGTGACTCTGTCCTGCGGCCCAAGCTTGAATCGGTCTGTCGAACCTCCAGCCATCCCACCACTCCGGATACAGTCCCGTTAGATGATATGCCATTTCTGCTGCACCACAGAAGGTCTTCCCGACCTTGTTTCCAGCCATCAGACAACGTTGCCGAGCCTGATTCCCAGAATCGTCCCTGCTCCGGTGAAACTCCGCCTGATACCGATACGGTTCGTAAGATAATAGCTTGTTGAACTTCTTGGCTTCCTCGTACTCCTTCTGGAGTTCCAGAGCCTCAACTACTATTTTTTCTTTTTCAAGCATTTACCTGCCATCTTGCACTTGCTCGGTGACGGACACGTTGCACACGGTTTGAACGCTTTCTTTGACGTTTTGTTTTTTCCGTACATCATTTCTTTCCTTTCGGTTTGTTCCGTTTGGCA